GGACTTGCACCAAACGAAAACTCTATACAATTCTTTCAAAGAATGCAAGGTAGAGAGTTCTCATTTAGATTTGAATTAGCAGCAAGAAATAAAAAAGAAAGTGACAAAATCATATCTATTATAGAATGGTTCAAACGTGGTATGCATCCTGGCTCAAAACAAGGTAGGGGTAGTGCAGTTCTACTAACATTTCCAGATGTATTCACACTTGTTCCTAAATTTGTAAAATGTGGAACTAATGGTTTACCATTAGGAGAACCAATACAGCATCCTATGATGCCTAAGACAAAACTTTGTGCGTTAACTAATTTACAAATAAACACTACACCTTTTGGTCAGTTGCAAACAGTGTTTGATGGAACAATACCATTAGTCACTATGGAAGTTACTTTCAAGGAAACAACAAAACTTACACGTGTGGATATGGAAGGTGCAATGTTCTCTACAGATCGTGCATCAAGAATTCTTGGAGTAAGAACTTCAGAAGGAACATTTACAAGAGATCCAGACTCAGATCACAATGGAAGGGTAACATACTAATGAGTTTACTAAACAAATTACCAGAAATATACTATGGTATAGGGTCAAAACCATTAGACCCAGATTACATATTGATTAGAAATATATGGAGACGTGCAGAAATTTTAAGGGAATTTAAGGCAGAGGTAAGTTTATTTGCTGAGTCTATAGTTGGTGATGGTGAAAGACCAGAGGATGTTGCGACTAACTTATATAAAAATCCATTTTATAATTGGACTATACTTGTCATTAACGACATAGTTGATTACTATGCACAGTGGCCTAAATCTGTACTTCAATTGCAGCAATTTATTAATGATAAGTATCCCAATCCAATGGCAACTAGAGATTATGTTACTACAGAAGTTAAGGATAGTAAAGGTGATATTATTGTCCCTGCGGGTAAAGTTGTTCCACAAACCTTTCAAGTAGCATACTTCAATGGATCGACAACTGTTACATCAAATCCTGTTGCAGCTAGAACATATGCACAATATGAATATGATTTGAATACAGAGAAACAAAGAATACAGGTTGTGAAACCTGAGTTAATAGAAGATTTTGTTGGTAATTATTATAAACTTATCAATAGAGGAAAGAATGATATTGCGGTCACGTCAGGTGCAGATATAAAAATGAAATAAAAAAGGGGTCGTATGACCCCTTTACTATTAGTCGTCTTGTGCTAGTTGAGCAAAATACGATAACGTGTCCTCTTGCTGAGGTTCTTCTTTTTTGAATGAAGGTGTTGCAGCAACAGGTGTTGGTGCTTCTGCTTCTTCTCCAAATACTTCCTCGTCAAGTGGTTTTGAGTAGTTCCCCTTCAATGTAGACTCAAGACGTTGCTTAAGTTCATCGTAAGATTTAAACTGATCATCAGCAGTAAATGCTGCTAGACTGTGCTCTTCTTTCCAGATTGCTTCCAATTCTTTGTCGTTGAATCCACCTAATACAGATGTCTCAGCAAACTCAGATTTGTCGTAGTTCCAGAACCCTGCAACACGTGTGATCTTCAACTTGAAGTCAGCACCTTTCCAGAAATCAAATGGATTTACTGGAGTCTCATCCTCAAATGCGGGTTGCATAGATTCCATGATCTTATCAAAGATCTTCTTACCGAATCTGTATAAGAATACTCTGCCTTCATTAGCAGGATTCGCACTATCTTTAACAACGTAGATGTTGCTGTAATAGTTTAACTTACGCTTTTGCTTGCGTGCTTGATCTCTTTGTGGAGATCCCTCTGCTCCTGCGTTCCATAGTTCTCTGTTGAGATCAGAGACAGGATCCTTTTTACCTAAAGTTGTCAAGGAGTTTTCGATATACCATCCACCAGGACCTTGGAAGGCATGACTCCAAACTTGTGCCCATGGAAGGTCTTCTCCATCGGGTGCAGGAAGGAATCTGATTACAGCGTAACCGTTTCCTGCTTTGTCCACCTCTGGTTTCCAGAGACGCTCATCAGGACCTGCTTTGGTCTCTGACTTATTGAGATTTTCTGCTTTAGAAAGTAAGTCTTGAAAGTTAGACTTCTTGAGTGAAGCAAATGACATGTTGTATTCTCCGTATTGATCGTATTGAACATATTACTGCCGAAGCAGCATTACTATTTATTGTAGCAGAAAAGAAATGATTTGACAAGTTGTTCTGCTCTCTCCTCTCCGAAGATACCCTTAAGATACCCACCGACAGGATCCAATCTTGTCATGTATGTGTCAAAGTCAGCATAAACTGAGGTGTCTTCACCATAAGGTTCTACTGCGTCTACCATCCTAAAATATGCTTGCATATATTGTGCAAACTCTCCAACGTATTGATCTACCTCATCCATCTTACACTTACGCACAAAAATATTCTCTGAGAAATGGTTGCCCTTCTCAAAGAATCTATAGTCCTCTGTTGCTACTGGTAGGTCTGGATGTTTGAACAGATAGTTTTCTGTGGGATGTTGGAAGTCAAATACTATAATAACCTTTTTGTCGCTAAATCCCATAAGATCCATGCCAAAACAGGGAAGATTACAACCTGTTTTAGGATAGAGGATGTTGTTGTATATGCAAGAGTTTTCATTGTATATCTCCACTTCTCGTGCCTTCAAAAAATATTTATGGCGATATATCTTCGCTGTAAGAGTTGTGTTACGTTTTCCTACCCACGTCATATCGAGGGGATCTTCTTCAAGTAAGAAAGTATTGTTTAGAACTTTCTTGTAATTTTGCCACAGGTTATTCATAGACACTCAAATCCATTTCAATTAATATCTCACCCTCATGTTCTTCACGTTTAGGTTGACCTATCTTATCTAGGATCTCAGCAGGAATCTTTTTCTTAGAAATATCATAGGGTATCGGTGCGTTTGCCACACACACTCTAATACATTCCCACTGTTCCTCGGTAAAAAAATTATTATGATACATTATTTTTTAAATACACCTATCTTAGTCATAACATATAAAGTTAGAACTGTCCAAAAAATAATTTCTAATGCGTGGTTAGTCATCATGTTCATCCCATTGATCTACTAGACCTTTGTTATTGAAGAATGCTTTATATATTCCAAATCCAGATAACAATACTAAGATTACTAGAATTGATATACCAAACGTAGTATTGGGATCAGCATTATAGTGTGGTATGATAGCATTACATTTAGTCCATGTGCCAGGTAATGTATATACTGGTGGGCAGGATAAGAACATCATTCTTCAGATCTCCATTGTTTACGTAATTGTTGATAAGTTTCGTCGTATGCTGCTTTGTCTCTCATTTTTTTGAAAACAGTTGCAGAACGCGACTTTTCACAGTGTAGTGCGGTTGGCGACTGCGGTGATACGGAACCATCTCTAGCGTATTTCTTTCCACTAGGATGATTTGCATACCTACGGGAGCGAGTAAATCCCATTTCAAGAAACTTCCTTGCCATATCCATTCCAATGAAATCCCGTTGCTTCTTATAGTCACAAAACATGGAGTATATCTTAGAAGCAGATTTGCGAGCGACATCTTCATTTACAAATCTCCAATGAGCACAAATATCGTTAGTATAAGGGCGAACCAGTAGAACTCCTTGCTCTCCCCTTCCAATACGATAAAGTTTACGATTTTCTTCAACTGTAAAGTCGATTGTCTTATAATCGAGTCCATAGTCAAACTCCTTCATTTCTTTTGCTCTCTCATGTGCTGTTCATCCAATGCTTTCAACTGCTCCATGTATTCCTCTCTGCCATCTTTGGTAAAGACTTTCTTTTCATAATCAAAATGAGGATGTGGTTCAGCAGAAACTACAGGATCTTTAGTCCGATTTTTGATGACGATAAATCTATCGGCAGCAAATGTTCCTGCAAGTTGAACCTCTATTTCATCAGTATCTTTCCAGTTAACAGTGCCATCCTTTTTGGTGTGTAGCATTGCTTCTTGGATTTTGTCAATCAGTTCTTGAGTGAGTTTCACTTATATTTTAGTAGATGAACACATTATAGCACAAGATTCTTAACATTGCACCCCCTTTTGTTACGGACTCAATATAATTAGTATAAACGTATACTATTATGAACGGACGATTGAATAAAGTACAGATGTTAGCAAAGGTTATGCGTATGAAAGACGGTCTACACCGTCATCAATGGTATCCCCATTGGAAAGATGATGAACGTGCTGCAGCACAGATGATATTAAACAATGTTCTTGATGTGCTAGACGAATACTGGGAATGATTTTCCCTCATGTTTTAACATATCTCCAATCATATTCATTTTATCTACATATCTACTTCTATATGGTTCTTGGGAGTATGGTATGTAGTTTTGTTTTGTAACCTTATATTGTAAATAAGTATAGTCAAACTGATACCTATGACATAAACGATTTGTGGTATCACCTAATCTTCTATGTTGCACTATACTATTGTCAAATATTAATAAGTCATCATCATTTTCCCACCAGTAATCGTAAGTATATGGGTCTAATCCTTTTCTTATTTCTGCTAATACTTTTTTCGCTTCTAGGTTAGACATACCTTTGATACCTGTTACAGTATTAAAACTATAATGCAGTCCTTTGATTCCTGCAGGACTCTCTATGACCAGAGGTATTTCTGTATCTGGATCAGGGCACATGTTCTTATACATTAGATTGTCCTGTGGATCATTAAGACCAGGATTTATCCTGCCAGGCATAAAGTTGTGTATGAGAATCATCTCGTCTAGTTCACTACGAAAACTATCACTCACACTGTAATAGTATGGTGTAGTTACCATAAAACCTGTGGCACTGTTAGTCATGTTCTCTGCACCTAACAATGCAACTGCGGGTGTAAATGCTATGTCACCACTCTCATTACTATGCCATAACAACTCACCATCAGCGAACATGCCTATGCGTTGTCCGTTGACTTTCTTACCACTTACTCGTAGCGTATTACCTGTTTTTTGATTGCAACCACCAACACGTTGAAACTCTCGTATAATATCTTTCTCTTCATCTGGAACTTCTGTGCTTGCTATGATATGATCTATCTGTCCATTTGCCCATGGATATCTGGCAAACAAAGTTGCTGCATAATTCTGTCTGTCCTTACCCCATTTTTTTATAACTTGATGAAAGGATCTACTATCTAATCCAGTAGACCTTATAATCATGACAAGTTTTTGCATGGATAACTTGCCAAGATCCATCCACTCAGTTCTTGTGAGATTTCTAAAGTCTATGTCATCAACAAATACACCATAACCCTCAAGGTTAGGAATATTAGTTATGCGGGTCATAATATCTTATCAACCACCCTGCTGCAGCGACCAATACTATGACTACTATCAATGCGATCATTCTGGTAACTCCTTCATCATTTTTCTTACATTATCTTTTAGTTTATCATAAAACTGAGGACCTATTTCCTCTTTTGGCATACCTAACATAGCAGCAGCATTTTTTACTTGATCTACAAGTTTTTTTGCTTCTGGATCCTCAGACAATGTAACACGCATATACATTGTTTGTTGAAGTTCAATCAGACGCATCATTTTGTCTAACTGTTCTCTTTTCTGAGATAAATTTAACATCAGACCCATCTTGTTAATCTCCATGTAGAGATCTTGCATCTGTGTTAATTCTTTTTGGACTACTTCTGATTGAAAAAACTTCATTCTTCTGATTCTTCTGATGGTGGGTTAGGTGTGAGTTTACTTCCTTGTCCAGACTGTTCCCAAAATTCTGAGACAAGTCCTAGTTCAAATTCTCTATTGACATTGAACATTTGTTTTTCTAAAAGAGCAATTCTCTCTTCTAGTTTCTCTAAGTCAGACATATTGCTGTTTGATGATGTTTTTATACTTACCTTTATCTATATGAATAAAGGGTTCATATTTTAGTATGCGATTACGAATTGGTCTCCATACTATTTCTTCTTTGATAATCTTGTCAAAATTTTCAACATAGTTGAAGATCTTCTGAAAGATTGCCAATGTTTCTATGCTTATTCTACCACCTAAGTGTGCTTTTAGCAAGGGTGGGTGCATACCATCTATTATAAACAATTTATCAAACTTCTGTGAGACCTCATGTAGGGTAAACACGTCCTCTTTAAATCTATATGTTAATGATTGTTTTCTTTTGAGATACTCTTGATAATTTTTTGCACCCTCTCTCACCAATGTAGCAGGATATACTTTGTCCTCTACTATCATATTAGCTACAAAAAATTCGCGTAACTCGTCCTCCTTAAAAGTTCTCGAAAGTTTCACAAAAAAGAATTTATCTCTGCGACTATCAAATGACTGCTGAGATGCCTTAGCAGTGTTACCATATTTGAGATAGTCGAATGTTTCTGTAGTAAAGTGAAGTTTCAGAGAGAGATACATTTTGTATACCTCTATTCCACTCATAATTTAAGTATTGCTTTTGATGTTCTTTTCATGTAGTTTAGACGTTGTGCGTCAAACTTTAATTTCTCTTTTAGTGGTTTAGATATTAACTTACTAATTCCATCCATTTCTATATTTTTATCCTCACAGAACTGGACTATTGCTTCAATATAATTTAGATCACCTTCTTTGACAATATTCTCTATCTCCACTGAAAACTTTGCAGCGGTCATAAAGTTTTTTTCAAAGATGTCATCAACTTTACCAGTTGCCATTGTCTCTCCTATAGGCGTCAATATACTCTTTAAGTTTTCGAGCGTATTTAATTGTGTCATAAATTTCAAAGATTTGCGGTTCGCCTGTCTCACAAGCGATAATTGTAACAAGTTTCTTGGGTATTAAACCAGTTAACTCTTGAAACATTATAGCATATGCTGTCTCCTGTGCAAAGTAGTCGTGGATCCATTCTTCACGTTTGTACTTTGTAGAAGTTTTGAAATCTATTATCGCTAACTCTCCGTTGTATTCTGCAATACAATCAACTCTTCCTGCCATTTTCAAGAGACTAGAAGACAAAGGTTCCTCTAGGGCATGTATGTTATCAATACTATCTAGGTAGGGTTTAATCTGGTAGAATAACCCCATGGATAGTGGGTCGTCACTATATTTACTAATTGATTTATTTTCTAGATATAACTCACATAATTTATGACACTTATTACCACGTGTAGATGCACGTTTAGATATAGCATTTGCTTCCTCTTCACCAACTTTATTTCTCCATTCCATGATGGACTTCTTTTTAGAATGCCCTATCACAGTTGTAACAGAAGGGTAGAGAGAATCGCCAACACGATATCTCCTACCCTCTGGTGTAGTTGTTGCTCTTAACTGTGGAAAGTTATGTATGTTTAAATGTTTAAATGCCAAGATTCAATTTACTAATCAAATAAGATTTGACTAGACCTGATCTCACGATATCGTCAATGCCAAACTCAATACTTTCAAACTCATCCATGTCATCAATAATTTTCTTGAAGTCCATGATACCAGTTTTCTCATGTGCCTT